TCCTGCCAAGAAGAATACGGCTTATATTACCTATGTTGGATTAGTTAGCAAGGACAATGCAAGTGTATTGCAAGCTAACCCCACATTAGCTGCCGGGGATGTGAAGGTGGCTATTGATGATGGTGCTCCTGCCAACCTTGCCACCCTTCCTGTGGTGGATGCTGATTTCACGAAACGGGTGAAAGTGAGTTTAAGCGCTGCCGAGATGAACGGGGATAACATTTCTATTATATTCTCTGATGCCGCAGGGGATGAATGGTGTGATTTGATTGTAAATATTCAGACAGGTGCCAATCAGATTGATGATCTTGCAACATCTATCGCTGCAATTCTTGTTGATACTGATACTACTATACCAGGACTAATAACAGCAGCATCCCCGTCTCAGCATGTTTCAACTGCAAATACAGAAAATGGAAATACCACATTAGATGGGGGAACGTTTGCCGACACAGCGACGAATGATGATGCTACTTATTATCAGACAGGACCAGGCGTAGCGGTTGGGGGATTTGGTCTAAATTGTGTTCTCACTTTTGGGATAGGGACAGGGAGGGTGCCATCAACTCTTACTGTAGATGGTCATTTTGATTCTGGTGCTCAAAGAACTGTTCAAGTATGGGCATATGATTATATTCTTGCTGCATATGTTCAGTTGTCTAACTCTGCAACAGATTTTGGAAATTTTGCAACAGATACTACACGTCAGTATGCGATGAACCCAACGATGCAGAACATTACAACCGGGGAAGTCTTAATTCGTTTTACATCAACATCCGTAACCATTGCAGATGTCTGGGAGCTTGATTTTTGTGCTATAAATTCCGTGGCTGCGGCCTCTGCTGGTTTAACGGCTGATGCTATACAAGCTGCTGTTTGGAATAGATCACATTCAGGTCATGATGAGGAAACGCTTGGATATGTAGTGGGCCATACGTTTTTGTTACAGGGTGATATTGTATCTGCCACAAGTGGATCACAGTTTATTTTAGATGCTGGTGTGGCGACAAATGACGCTTACAATGGAATGGAAATAACTCTTGAAGATAAAACAGATGATCACTATGAAACAAGAGTCATTATAGATTATATTGGTGCGACAAATGAGGTATTTGTTGACAGGGCATTTAGTTTCACACCTGTAGCCGGGGATGATTATTATATATTAAATGGAACTGGAACAGACTCCACAGTGGTAGACAAAATTCTTGATTTAACTTATGTTCTTTCTGGTCAAATAGTATCTGTTACCAGTAAATCACAGTTTATTTTGGACGATGGTGCTCCAACTGATAATGCCTACAACGGAATGACTATTACTTTGGACGATAATTTTGATCATTATGAAAGTCGTCAGGTAGTTGATTACATTGGTGCAACGAAAGAGATATTTGTTAATACGGATTTTAGTTTTACTCCTATCACTGGTGATGATTATTATATTATGAATGGTTCCTATTTACCTGTAGGTTTGTTGACATTAGGGCAATTTTTGGGATTAAAGTAATATATGGGCTCTATAAAAGACGAAATAAGTGGGGAAATATTAGACCAAGACTCTGATCCTATTATGGATGAGTTGGTGATGTTTGCCGGAACGATTGCTTCCGTCTCTTCTTCTACAGCAGCCCCATTAAGACGATCAAAATTATTAGTAGGTTCTTTCGCATCAGTTTCAGCCCTTACTGGTGGGGTTTTAGATCGGATAAGAAATATTATTGGCTCACTCGCAGCAGTAGCAGCCCTTACATCTGCAATAAGTCAATTAAAATCATTAATAGGTTCTCTCGCATCGGTTTCGGCAGTTACTGGTGGGGTTTTAGATAGAATAAGAAATATTATTGGTTCGTTGGCGTCAGTAGCAACCTTTGCTGATGGGATTCCAAGACGATTAAGAGAGCTTAATGTTTATTTAACGGCAAATTCAACTGTTGGCGCCCGCTCTATAAATAAAATTAAATTGATTGTTGGCTCACTTGCATCAGTTTCAGCCCTTACTGGTGGGGTTCCAAGACGATTAAAAGAGCTTGGGTCTTATTTGTCGGCAGCTTCAACTTTTACAGCGGCTCCATTAAGACGATTAAGGAATTTTATAGTTTATTTGGCAACAAATTCATCTTTAATTGGTTTATTAGAAAAAGGTGTCAAAAAATTTGTAGGGGTAATTGCAGCAACAAGCGCATTAGTTAGCGCTGCATTAAATCGTTCAAGACCAATGCCGCAAGGTAGTCTTGCAGCAACTTCTTCTCTTACATCTGCATTGAGTCGATTAAAATTATTAATAGGTTCGTTGGCAGCGGTTTCAGTAGTTTATGGTGGAGTTTTAAATCGGATAAGAAATATAATTGGTTCTTTTGCAGCGGTTTCAGTGGTTGTTGGCGAGGTAGTAGCAGCAGAATTAAAATTATTAGTAGGTTCGATTGTGGCTGTTTCAGCAGTTGCAGGTGGAGTTTTAAATCGGACGAGAAATATCATTGGTTCATCAGAAGCGGTTTCGGCAGTTACAGGTGGGGTTTTAGATAGAGTAAGAAATATTATTGGCTCTTTCGCATCAGTAGCAGCCCTTACAGGTGGGGTTTTAGATAGAGTAAGAAATATAATTGGATCGTTGGTATCTGTTTCAGCTCTTACTGGTGGGGTTTTAGATAGAATAAGAAATATAATTGGATCATTTGCAGCAGTTTCATCTTTTGTATCAGCTCCATTAAGACGATTAAAAGAATTTGTCGGTTCATTTGCAGCGGTTTCATCTTTCAGTGTAATTATGAGAAGATTCCGCCAAATTCAAGCCGCCTTTGCTGCGATAAGCACCTTTATTGCAAATTTATCTTTGAGATTTTTTAATACTCCAACTTCCAGGACGTATCTTATTGCCAGTGAAGATAGGACATATGTTATATATTAATAAAAAGGAAGCAAAATGCCAAGTTCTTTTTTAAAAGATCCGAATGCAATACTTGATTATAAATTTGATTGGTCAAATTGGTTAGGAACCGGAGAGATTATTGCCTCTCATACAATGACTGTAGACACTGGAATAACAAATGTTTCGAGTTCCAATGATGACGATTCTGTAACTATTTGGCTTTCAGGTGGAACAGCCGGAGGTAGGTATAATGTGACTTGTAGAATTACGACGGATACTCTTCCTGCAAGAGTTGAGGATAGGACAATGAGAATTTTAGCTGTACAACGTTAAATATTTTAAACAGGAGAATTAAAAATGGGATCTTTTTCAGACTTTTTAGAAAACGAATTACTTGACCACATCTTTAAAACAGGACCTTATACACCAGAGACCAACATTTATGTTGCGCTTTGTACGTCAACTCCTGACGATGCTGATACCGGAAGTACGCTCCCCGGTGAGCTTACTGGTGGAGGATACCTTAGGATTAAATGTAATACTTGGGATGCTGCGGCTGCTGGGGCAACAGAAAATACCCAAACAGTTACCTTCCCACAGGCAACGGCTGATTTGGGTACCGTGACGCATTTTGCTTTGTGTAACAAAACCACTCTTGGCAATCATCTTGCATGGGGTGCGTTATCATCTCCGAGGGTAATTTCATCTGGTGATACGGCCAGTTTCGCTACTGGCGATTTGGATGTTACTTTGGACTAATTTATTATAAAAGGGGCTTTTATGATAGGATCAGGAACAATCGACAACCCATATCGTTTATATTTGGCAATTTTAAATCGTGGTTGGATACGCAGAGAGATGGTGGACACTGTTATTCCTGCTATCAGTAAAACAAAGGGAGTTGTTACGACTCTTGAAAAGCTAAATAAAACATGGGATCATCCAATATCTTCCAATCGAAATAAGATAGTCAAGCGTTTCCTTGCGACTGACAACGATTATCTTATGATGTGCGATAATGATGTTGTCCCTTTGTTTAATCCGGCAGATTTTGTTTTTGCTGATAAAGATGTGATCGGATTTCCTGCGAAGGTACGGCAGGGAGATAGGCAACTAAACTGGGTGGCTTATGTTAGAAGACAAGACAGGTATGACTATGCACCTGTTGACTTCACAAAGGTCGATCAGAGTGTAGAGTTATTGGGCGTGGACGCTGTTGGCACTGGATGCATTTTAATTCATCGAAGGGTGTTGGAAAATATAAAAGCACCTTTTCATATTCGTTTCGATGAAGATGGTATTCTTACAATAGGAACCGACTTTGCTTTTTGTGAAAGAGCCAAAGAAGCTGGGTTTGAAATATTCACTACTCCACGCCGGGTATGTGAGCATTTTAAGGAGCTTGGTATGCTGGATATGCAGTCGTATTCTGACAGTGATGGCGTTGACACAGCAGCTCAGAAGTATGGCATCCCGTGGGGTGGGTATGCTATTAATCCAGTTGATTGGGAGTTTATTAAGCGGATTATTATTGATAATGGACCTTTAAAAATTCTTGAGTTTGGTTCAGGGCTTTCTTCTTTATTAATGTCTGAATATGTAAAAGTTGAATCGTGGGAAAAGAATTTTGATTGGGCAGATATGATTCGAGATAAAAATTTGAATGGGAATTTATCCGTAAAAAATTGGAATGACGATTCTGAAATTGACCCTAAAGGATTTGATTTAGCTTTCGTTGATGGCCCTACTGGAAAGATAAATGGTGGGCCTGGCAGAGAAGAGTCTTTTAAAATAGCCTCTAAATGTAAAGCCGTTATAGTTCATGATGCTGGTAGAAGTGAAGAACAAAAATTGACTGAAAAGTACCTGATGCCGAATTTTAAATTTATCAAAAAGAACGGCTGGCATCAAAGCAGATGTGAGTATTGGGAAAAAGGTGAATGATGGAAACAGTATTAAAAACTGGTCCGGTGGTTGAACCAATATCCCTGGATGAAGCAAAGCGGCATGTCAGGATTTCTATCGATGATTCCGATCAAGATGATTACTTGCAGGATTTAATTGTCGTTGCACGAGAGCAGGTGGAAGTAATTACCTGGCGCAAGTTAGTTACTCAAACCTGGTATGCTTACTTGCAGGATTGGCCGAGTGGAGAATATATTGAGCTGCCGTTTGGTAGCCTTCAATCTGTAACACCTGAGGTAATAGATGGGGTGAGCGGGATTAAATATATTGGTTCCGATGCAACTGAGTACGCCTGGGCAAGTACCGAATATATCGTAGGAACTGATTACCAGAAAGGCCGAATTACATTAGCTGATGGTTGTACATGGCCAAATGAAACTCTTTATCCATCTAATCCGATTGTGGTTGAGTTTATTTGTGGATATGGGCTTGCGGTATCAGTCCCGGCACAGATAAAGCACGCTATGAAGATGATTATGTCGGAGTTGTTTGAGAATCGTGAGATATCAATTGTAGGGGTGAGTTTTCAAGAAATGGAAACCGTTAATAATCTTTTATCAAATTTTCGGTTAAATGAATTATGAGGGAGAGTTGTTATGAAGTTTAATTTAATGAGTCATCTGTTTTCAGGAGATGTAAATTTGGTATGGATTGATTGTAAAATTGGTAAATATTGGTATGTTTTTGAATGGAAAAGGAAAAAGATGTTTCCATTTTTATACAGAAGTATAGATGCGACTCCGCCAGAAAAAATGATATTTGGTAAATATTCATAATGAGAGCCGGATCACTTAGGCATAAGATTGTATTCCAGCAGCTAACGGTCGCTAACGATACCTGGGGTCATAGTGCTGAGACTTGGACAGATGATATTACTGCTTATGCTTCTATCTGGACGTTGCGTGGTGTGGAGCGCATGGAGTCTATGAAGCTGGACAATGAGATCACACATAAGATTCGGGTGCGATATAGAAGTGGTCTTCATCCGAAGATGAGGATCAGGTTTGGTGAGCGGTACTTTAATATTTTATCAATGGTCGATCCTGATGAGCGCCATATCTATTATGAGATTATGGCGGATGAGGAAATATAATGGCAATACTTGGAGAAAGAGATTATAAAAAAATCACTCCTGGATACAGGAAGTCGAGTTCCGTTAGTGTTGGCACAAGTGAATTATATCGACGCAACATAACAAAACTTGCTGGTGGCGCAGTTGTTGATTGGGATTCTAGTAAGGTTGTTAAGGGGATAGAAAAGGCAGTTTTGACAGTAAATAAGCGGGCTGCTTTACGAGTAAAAAGGCTTGCTATGGGGATAGTAAGGAATAAGGCATATTGGTCTGGTGATTTAATGAAATCAATTAAAGTTTCACCTTCTAAATATTCTTATGGTGATTGGGTCGTTAGTGCCGGAAATGAAAAAGTAGATTATGCAATGCACATAGAGGCTGGTTGGTATTTTATAACAAGTCAAACAAAAAAAACGAGACCAGGTAAAACTGGCGGAGGTAAGTGGATTTATGCTCAACCTTATATGAGGCCTGCGGCAGCAAGTACAAGAAAATGGATGAAACGTCAGATGGAAAGTGCAATTAGGCGAGTAATAAAATGAAAGCATTACTCAAAGGCATATATGATAAGTACTTGACAGCCAATACTTTCCGAACTGTGGTCCCTCGTTTTCATTTAAACAATGCACCTCAATCTTCAAGCAAACCGTACGCTATCTTTCAGCTTATTACTAATGTGGCTGATTATAATTTTACTTCAACTTTTGATGAGGCTGAAATTCAGATCGATATAATTGCTAGCAACGTATCATCCAACATTTTAGATTATGCTGATTATTGTATGGATCTTTTTGATGATTGCACTTTGACTGTAACAGGATACCAATTTATAAAAATGGAGCGGGATTGGAATGCTTTAATTGAGGATCCCGAGGAAGAGATTCAACGTTACACAATTCAATATACAGTATGGTTGAGGAAGTAATGATCTCAATTATCATGCCAGTGATCAGACCTGAAAAAGCAAAGAGATGTGTCGAAGCTATCAAAGCCAATAGTGGAGTGGGTCCTCTACTATATGAGATCATCACCAAAGAAGATACAGAGCGAATTGGGGCTCCTAAAATGGTCAAGAAAATGACTGATGCCTGCAAAGGTAGCATGGTCTGCTTTCTTGGTGATGATACAATACCGCAACCGGAGTTTTTAAAACACGCAATCGAAGCGATGGCAACGCTGCCTGATGGTTGGGGAATGGTTGGCTTTGACGATAACATACGGCAGCCCGGACAAGTCAAAGCTGCGGCGCATTGGTTATGCGACAGGAGACTTCTCCCGCTTCTTGGCGGTGAGTTTTTCCATACGGGATACAGGCATTGTTGGTGTGATAACGAACTCTGTTTACGTGCCTCGGAATTGGGGCGATATATTTTTTGCGAGAAAGCTTATATATATCATGACCACGTTATAGCAGATGCTAAAAATGATGATCCTGATTACCGCAGGGCTTATAGTCAGGATTGGATTGCTCATGATATGATACTTTTTAAACAACGAAGAAGAAACAATTGGATAACACCA